TACCGTGTGTCTTGTCAAAGTATCCGTTCTCCATGCCACCAACCCAGTGACTCTTGCCTACACATACTAGATTGTCGTTATCATCAAACTTCCAATGCTGGAATGGTGGAAAGTTTAGTTTAGTTTTATGATCTGCAACTGTTTTAGGATTCTTTTTACGTCCGGGTTCGTCTGGAACATGATCAAATGTCATAATACGAAACACAAGGTCAGTTTTTTCAATTGTTCGATAGTCAACTTCAAATTCTGCTTGTTTTACTTTACGGCCAGCAGCCTTTGCTGCTTCGTATGCCTGAGACCCTTGTTTCTTTGCTTTGTTTCTTTTAGCTTCGGCCACTGTTCTAATGTTTATTTTAGACAGTTCGGGAAGTATAATGTCATACAGTGTGTACTCTGGTGCTACATAACTACAAAACGTACTTTTAGACTTGTGTATTTCGGATAACATATCCTTATTATTCAAATAATTTACTTTTCTTGCCATATTTTAAGGCTCCTTTAGTTTATTATAATATACGCACATATATTTGTCAACTAAATAGTATATAGGAGTGAACATGGCTAATAACCCCAGACAATCTAATAACTTAGGAAATGTATCAGCACAAAACAGAACAACTTTTGGTTCTGTTGGGTCTCGCGACATTGTTATCACAAATCCAAACGATATTACAAGACAAAGACGCTTAAATAATTTGCCAAATGGTGCAGAACCTAGTCAGCGTTTAGCACAAACTGCAACATTTTTACCTACCGACGATACACAACCGGATTGGCGTGTAAAAGTAAGTGTACCTACGTTGTCGACCTATCGTAGCAGCAGAATTTTATCACCCTTGGCTACAACTGGATATAATGTTGTATTTCCTGTTACTCCTGTTATTACTTTTGTGACTAGTGCCAGCTACAACGATATGACACCTGTACATAGTAATTATCCTTTTCCTGCATATAGCAGTAGCCGAACAGAGGATATTAATATCGCCGGCGCTTTTCCAGTACAAACACAAGAAGATGGGCTATATTGGATAGCCGCAGTGCATTATTTCCGTAGTGTCACTAAAATGTTTTATGGAGATACCAGCGAAAAAGGTGCTCCGCCACCAGTTGTAAAGTTAAATGGATACGGAAGTTATGTTATGAATAACATTTCTGTAGTAATTACACAATTTACATTTGATTTGCCTAATAATGTTGATTACATGCAAGTAGGAGCAACTGGTATTACTCCAGACAAGTATCAAATGGTACCAACAAACAGTACATTTAACATATCATGTAAAGTAGTACACAGTAGAGCAAAAGTTAGTGAATTTAGCATGGATAACTTTATTTCTGGCAACCTTGCTGATAAAGGATTTATCTAATGGCACAATATGGTAAAACAAGTCCATGGGGCAATACAGATTATAGTAAAACTGGTGAGCTAGATATACTTAGAATTCGACCAGTGCCTGCTGAAGACGATGATATATTATATACAATTGAAGCTCAGTACACTTATCGACCTGATTTACTTTCTTTTGACCTTTACGGTACATCTAAACTATGGTGGGTATTTGCACAAAGGAACATAGATACATTAAAAGATCCTGTATTTGATTTTATACCTGGTACAAAAATATATTTGCCAAAATCTTCTTCTGTAAAAAAAGGTCTTAATTTATAATGGCAATTGAAACAAACTCTTTACATCAGTTTAGTAGTTTTAACACTATATTCACGCTTAGTTGCTTAACTCGTGAAGAAATTGCAATGCCTAACGACACTTATCGTGTAAACGGCCCGGCAAATGTAATTTTTCAGAGTGGAGGTACTTCAACTAACAAAGTCACAACAGCATATGAACAAGCAATAGGCGGTAAACTTGAATATTATGTAGATAATGTAATGATAGAAGCATTGTGTGTTCCAAATACAAAATCACGCAGTACAAATGCAACTTATATAGAATTTACTGTCACAGAACCATATAGTATGGGTTTATTTTTACAAACTTGTCAGTTAGCTGCTACAATGAGTGGCTTTTCTAATTATCAACGTGCTCCGTATATGTTGAGTATGGAATTTGTAGGTTATGATGATGACGGAGACATAATTGTCACAGAAAGCGGACAAAATTTACGTAGAGATGTACCTGTTAAACTTACAAATATAACTTTTGAAGTCAATGAAGGCGGAACTACTTATAATGTAGAAGCAATGCCTTGGAATGAACAAGCATATTTAGATGATAAAACTGGTGTTCCTGTTGATCTTAGTATAAAAGGAAATAGTGTAGAAAAATGTTTGCAAAGCGGCGAACAAAGTTTGTGTACAATAATGAATGGATACTTTGAAGAACTAAGACAAGAAAATAAATTATTAGAAGCTGATGAATTTATTGTCACATTTCCAGCAGATATTTCAACAAAGTTTAATCCGGCACAAGCATCAAGTACAAGCGATGCTGGCGCAACAACTAAAAGCTCTAGTAGTAAAAGTGGAAGTAGCATTTTTGGTAAAATAGCAGCAGGTGCCGTTGGCGGCATTATCAGCGGCGGTTTAGCAGGAAACAAAAATATAGGACAAAATGCACTAGGCGGTGCTCTAGGCGGAGTATTTGGCGGCGGTCTTGGAGGATTTGGCGGAGGTCTAATTGGAGGATTGCTTACTAATTTTAAAAGTGGAGACGTTCAAGGACTATTTGAAGGTATTAGCGGCTTCCTTGGAGCACAAGCACCTCAAAACTTTGAAGGATTTCTAAGTATGATAACCGGACAAGTGCTTACAAAAAGCAGTATCGGAGAAAATCTAGCTAGAATTGCGCAAGATCCTGGTAGTTTAAATAATTTAGGCCAATCAGGTATTATTAATGGACACGAAGAACAAGGTAAAGCGCCTATGGCTCAAACTGGCCAAGTCTACGATAAGAAAAACAAAGTTATGACTAGAGGTAAAAACACTGTTAGCAATGATGAGCGTGTTTTTGAATATGGCTCAGGCACAAGTATGATTAAAATAATAGAAGATATTGTTTTAACCAGCAGCTGGGCAAAAGAATTAAAAGATCGTGCTCCAGATGAAAACGGTATGGTACCTTGGTTTAGAATTGATGCAGAAACTTATTTAAAAGCCAATGCTGATCAAGAAAATGTGTACGGTGAGGATGCAAAAGTATTTCATTATAAAGTTGTAGAATACATGGTACACAGCAGCCACTTACAAAGACCAGGAGATCCTGGCTTGAGTTATAATGCACTCCGTGAAAGCGCTAAAAAAGAATACAATTATATCTACAGTGGCGAAAATACAGATATCTTAAATTTTGATATACAATTTAATGCAGCGTTCTTCCAGTTTATACAGCCGGATTACGGACAAGGCAACTTTGATTTTAAAACAGGAGGATTGCAACAAAATACTGTGCTAAAAACTCCCGAAACTTTAACAATGAAAACTGAAAATTCGGGTGCAAATAGTGCAACAGGTTTAACAGTTCAAAGTTTTAATCAAAGTACTAGTACCCAAGGCGGCGGAGGAGCCGGAATAGATAATAGTAAAATACGTTGGGCAAGACAATTTCACGATAACATCCTTGGATCGGGTAGCATGGACTTGGTAGAAGTTGATTTAGAAATATTTGGCGATCCGTATTTTATTGTAGACAGCGGAATGGGCAATTGGACAGACTCACCTGGCGACTTAAACAGTACAGCAAACGGGCAGATTGATTATCAGCGTAGTGAGTCAGATGTTTTACTAAATTTTAGAACTCCTATAGATTATAATCCTGAAACAGGAGGAATGATATTTCCAGAAGACACAATTCCTGTACAACAGTTTAGTGGACTTTACAGAGTCACAAAAATAACAAACGAAATTAGAGGAAATCAATTTACTCAAACATTAAAACTTCTGCGTAGAAGAGGGCAACCGGAAGATACTAATACAAGTGGCGACAATCCTGTAAAAATTAAGGATAGTACTGACGCACAAAATATGAATTCGCCATACAAAGGTTAAACATGGAAAAGAAAACAGTAAGTAATGAATCTCCAGAACAAAAACGTACAGCAGGCATAGCTGAACCTGCTAAAAATGCCGGCCCTTTTATTGCTCGTGTAATCAAGCATTCCGATCCTTATTATTTAGGAGGCTTGGAAGTTGAATTATTAAAAACTACAGAAGCAGGAAACATCGGCGAAACACTTGGTCAAACAGCTATTGTTTATTATGCTAGTCCGTTTTACGGAGTTACAGGATCTCAGCATTTAGGTAAAAATGACAAATATAGTGATACACAAAAAAGTTATGGTTTTTGGATGGTACCACCGGATCCAGGAACATTAGTTCTTGTGACCTTTGTTGAAGGCAGCAGAGAATTTGGTTATTGGTTTGCTTGTATTCCTGAAAAAGGAATGACATATATGTTGCCCGGTGGACAACCTGCAACTGAACAAACTTCAAATGCAACAGGCGATCTAAAAGGCAAAAAATTACCTGTTGGAGAATACAACAAAAAGATTACTAAACCGAGTACAAATAATGTTGTAAAATACAAAAGACCAGTAAACGATGATTTTGTTGATACATTAAAAGAACAGGGAACACTTGAAGATGATATTAGAGGTATAACAACTACAAGTGCGCAAAGAGAATTTCCTAGTGCTGTATACGGATTTAGTACACCTGGCCCGTTAGATAAGCGTGGAGGATCTCCACAAGGTAGAATAGGTGTAAAAGAAAGTCAAGCAACTGTTCATGTCAATCGTTTAGGCAGTAGTAGTTTTGTAATTGATGACGGTGACGATAAGTTTTTACGTAAAGGATCTCCTGAAGATACTCCTTATGAATACCTAAACAAAGAAGCCAGCGAAGCAGGTGGTGATGTGACTAGACCTGCAAACGAGATGATACGCTTCAGAACACGTACTGGTGCGCAAATAATGATCAACACCAGCGAGGATTTAGTTTACATCAACAACAGTAGAGGTACTGCATGGATAGAAATGTCAAGTAATGGTAAACTTGATGTGTATGCAAAAGACAGTATTAGTTTCCATACAGAAACAGATTTTAACTTTGTTGCAGACAGAGATATTAACTTTGAAGCTGGTAGAAACATCAATATGATTGTTAATGAAAACATTTTTACAAGTTGCGGGTTGAATTATGAATTATTAGTGGGCGTTGATGGCAAACTAAAGTTTAAAAACAATTTAGATACAACTGTTTCTAAAGATATGAAAACAACAGTGTTGAATGACAAACATGTATTAGTGACAAATAATTTATTTGAAACTGCACAGACCGATGTAAACATTAGTGCAGGCAATAATTTAAACTGGAGTGGCGCAGCAGGTGTAGGCGGATACAGTGGCGGAGATATGAAACTTACAGCAGCAGGTACAAGCAATATTAAATCTAGTCATCATAAAGAAACAGCTGACCGTATCGATATGAATGGTCCGGCAGCCGCTGCCTCGGAGCCTGCACCAGAAGCATCAGAATCAGTTTTACCTTTAAAAGCAAAATTTCCACAGCGTGTTCCACAACACGAACCGTGGCAAGGTCACGAAAATTGGAACCCATTGGAAACTGCTCCAGATAAAACAGAAGCAGTTGACACAGAAAGCCAAGATATACACATGGAAGAACGTCCTGTACATACAGATAGGACACTTATGAATGAATTAAAACCGGAGGATGATTGATGTTTCAAGCAATCGGGGGCGAACTTAGAAACGCAGCACTTAGAGAAAGTAATAGGGTATTAGGAGATGCAGTAAATCAACTAGCAAGAAAAAGTCCTATACCTACTATAGCAACTGTAGGTGCAATACAAGGTGGATTACAAGGTGGGTTGCAAGGAGCAATAAGAGGAGCAGCACAAGGAGTATTATCTGCAGGAATATCTCAACTGCAAAATCAAATTCCACCGCAGTTTGCACAAGCTGCTGCTGCATTACAAGGTATTGCAAACCCAGCTGCATTTACTCCAGGCGGGTGGATAAACCCGGATCAACTAGCTGCTGGGTTTACACAACCTTTTGGTCAACAGCAACAAAGAGGTACTGCAACTACAACGTATGCAGGAACTCCGGTTGCTGATAATCCTAGTACAGTTAGAACACAAATTGTTGACGCAACCAGCGGCGAAGTAAACCTTATCAAAGACAGTTTTTTACAAGGTTTACAAGGTGGTCTAAGTAGTATTATAGGACAAGGATTAAACAACTTGTTAGGAAGTTTGCCTAGCACGATGCAAAACTTATTAAGTTCTACAGGGTTAACTGGCGCACTTGGCAGTGCATTAGGCGCAATCGACGGTGCAATAGGAAAAGCCTTAGGCGGACTAGGAGATGCATTAGGAGACGCAGCAGGCAAATTAGCAAGTGGTTTAGGTTCAGCAATTAGTAGCATACCAGGTGTTGGCCCAGTGTTTGATGGGTTTACAAAAGGAATAGGCGACTTTACAAAAAACTTATCAAGTGCAGTAGACGGATTGCCTGTAGGATTAAGAAGTGTTATAAGCGAAGCATCAGCTCAAGTTGGAGCAAATTTAATTGGCAAAGCACTGAACAGGCCAAATGTTGTAAAAGATGTAGGCAGACAAGTTGCAAATAACATAAGATTTAAAGAAAACCCTGCGACACAAGCAAATGCAATTGCTAGTGCAGCAAATTCACTTCACAAGAAAACATTTAGAACAACTGGAGATAAAACGTTTGCAAATGTAGCTAATGCTGCTAAAAAAACAGCTAAAAAGTTTGGTACAAAACTAGTAAAGAAAAGAGATTTGTACGGCTTTACTACTCAAGGACCAATCATTATACAACCAGTACAAAAATTTGTAAATGGCACACTTGTAAGTATTACACCAAAGGCAAACGATCTTTATGAAAAAGTTTTAGTATAAATACAGTATGGCTACAAATGAAAAACCACTTTATAAGAACGTGACAATATCTTCTCCTGGAGAAGAAGCACCAGTGACTTCTAAGCAATACAGGGGTATCAGCACTGTAGCTAATCCACGTGGATTTAATCTATTTGATTTAGAAATAATCAAACAAGATGTTATAAACCATTTTCATATTCGCAAAGGCGAAAAACTAGAAAACCCTACATTTGGCACTGTAATCTGGGATGTATTATTTGAGCCATTTACTGAAGATTTAAAAGAGCTAATAATCAAAGATATTACCGAAGTAATCAATTTTGATCCACGTATAAATGTAAATTCTGTCACAGTTGATACCTACGAAAGCGGGTTGCAAGTAGATTGCAGCATTACATACCTTCCTTACAGCATTAGCGAAACAATGCGTATAAAATTTGACCAAAACAACGGCCTTCTTTAAATACGCACATTATTACTTCAGGTAAATACACTGTAAAGTGAGGAATGGCATATGTCAACGACAGATAGGCAAAATCGACTTCTATTAGCAGAAGATTGGAAAGCAATATATCAAAGTTTTAAATACGCTGATTTTCAAAGTTATGACTTTGACAATCTACGTAGAACAATGATTTCTTATATTAGAGAAAATTATCCTGAAGACTACAACGACTATATTGAAAGTTCAGAATATCTTGCACTGATTGATTTGATTGCATTTTTAGGTCAAAACCTAGCCTTCCGCACAGACCTAAATGCTAGAGAAAATTATATCGAAACAGCAGAACGTAGAGAAAGCATTCTCCGTTTGGCAAGATTGATTAGCTATAATGCAAGTAGAAATACAACTGCAAATGGCTTACTAAAAATTGATAGTATAAGTACAACCGAAGATGTGTTTGATGCAAATAATAACAATCTTAGTGGACAAACTGTACTTTGGAACGATGCAACAAACAGTGACTGGTATGAGCAATTTATTAAAATAATGAATTCTGCTCTACCTGCAAATTCACGTTTTGGACGTCCTGTAAAAAAATCTACAGTTGACGGCATTATAACTGAACAATATAGATTTAATGGAACAAACACTGATATTCCAGTATTCAGTTTTACTAAATCAGTTGACAGCAAAAGTAGAAAATTTGAAATTACTAGTGCAGGTATTGACACTGGAGATAATTTCATTTATGAAGAAGAACCGTTTCCAGGAAACAAATTAGCGTTTTTATACAGAGACAGCGGACAAGGTGCAGGCAGTGCAAACAGTGGATTCTTTTTACACTTTAGACAAGGTACTCTAAAAAACAATGTTTTTACTATAGATAATCCTGTTCCAAACACAACTGTAAATATTGATACAGATAATATAAATGAATCTGACGTTTGGTTATACAAACTAGACAGCAACGGCACTGAGCAAGATATTTGGACAAAAGTTAGCAATATCGAGGGCAACAATATTGTGTACAACAGTGTTGAAAAAGGCGTCAGAGATATATATGGTGTACTCAGTAGAATTAGCGATCGTATAAGTTTAATTTTCAGTGATGGTGTTTTTGGCACATTGCCAAAAGGAAGTTTTAAAGTTTATTACAGAACCAGTGCTAATGAACAATATAAAATTAATCCTGCAGACCTAGTAGGAATACAAATACAAATACCTTACCTAAGTAAAAGCGGTACAACAGAAACGCTAAATTTAGTTTTAGATTTACAAGTTCCTGTATCTAATGCAGATACTAGTGAAACAAATGAAAGTATTAAAACAAATGCACCTAGTACGTTTTACACACAAAATAGACTTATTACAGGCGAAGATTATAATATCGGTCCTTTAGGAGTAAGTCAACAGATTATTAAAACAAAAAGCATTAATAGAACTAGTAGTGGAATAAGTCGCTATTATGATTTACGTGATGCAACTGGCAAGTACAGCAACACATTAATGTTTGGTGATGACGGTAGCGTTTACAGTGAAGATTTAGCAAAGAAATTTAGTTTTGGATTTACAACAAGAACTGACATCGAAGCAGTGATTAATTCAAAAGTTTTAGAAATTGTTAAACATACACAAACAAAAAACTTTTATTACAAAAACTTTGATAGAAATATTAGTGTAGAAGACTTGAATTTTACTTGGAACCCAACTACTAATGATACCAATCAAAGTTCAGGTATATTTCAAGATCAATTTAACATTCCTGTTGCAGTTAGTAGTTTTACAGCTAACACAATGAGATTTGTAGCACCTGGTAGTTTAATTAAATTTATTGCTCCTACTGGTCAGTATTTTGATAAAAACAATAAATTGGTTGTAGGCAATCCTACTAAGCTAGGAGACAAAACTTATATTTGGACAAAAGTTGTAAGTGTTTTTGAAAATGGTACAATACAAGACATTGATAGCGATTTAGGACCTGTTATTTTAAATGATAATATTCCGTCAGGTGCGCAATTATCTGAGATTATTTCAGTATTAAATTTAAGCATTGTAGCAGATACATTATCTCAAATGGTGGATCAAGCATTTAGTTATAAAACTTTTGGATTGCGTTATGATGTAGAAACTTCGAATTGGAAAGTTATTACATCAACAAACTTAGATAAAACTAGTGCATTTAGCACAGGTAGAGCAGGTGATGCTACAGGCTCAAATCAAGACAGTAGTTGGATTTTCTTGTTTGAAACCAACGGAGAAACTTATACTGTGACTCATCGTGGATTGAGATATGTGTTTGAAAGCGATGAACAAATACGTTTCTACTTTGATGGCAATGATAGAATATATGATAGCAAAACTGGAAAAATTGTGACTGATACAATTGATGTATTAAGTAATAATAATGTTCCTGATAGTTTAACAAATTTTACACAAGATTATAAATTCCAAGTTATTTCTTCTTATAGATCAGTTGCAGGTTATGTTGACAGTAAAAAATTAGAAGTAGGATTTGTTGACACAGACGGCGACGGTGTGATCGACGATCCAGATGTGTTTACACAAATTGTTGCACCTGATTATTTGCCAGATACAAAATATATATTTGCAAAAAAAGTGCTAATGAACGATGTTGAAACATTTGAATATGCAAATGCAGAAACAAATAACATTATTGTAAAAAATACAGAAGCTGCTGTTGGAGCATTTAGCAATTACACCGGCAATGAAGTTTTTTATATAAGCAGCACAGATGTGTTTAAAAAAATTAATTCGACAATGACAAGATTGGAATTAGATATAAATTGGCGTGCTTACAAAGGCAGAGATAGTTTACGATTTAATTACAGACATGCAGCAGCAGAAAATCGTAGAATAGATCCTAGCAGCAGCAACATTATTGATTTGTATCTTTTAGAAAAAACATATGATACAGAATTTAGAAAATATCTTATTGGCAATTTAGATGAAAAACCGTTGCCTCCTAGCAGTGATAGTTTATTTTTAAGCTACGGACAAGATATTAAAAAAATTAAAAGTATTTCCGATGAACTAATATATCATCCTGTAAAATACAAACCGTTGTTTGGTAGTTTAGCAGACGAAGATTTACAAGCAACTATAAAAATAGTTAAAAACTCAGGCAGAGTTGTAAATGATAATGACATAAAGTCTCGAGTTGTTGATGCAATAAATGAATATTTTAGTTTAGAAAATTGGGACTTTGGTGAAACATTTTATTTTAGTGAATTAGCAGCATATGTTATGACACAGGTTTCTCCAGATGCAGCAAGTATAGTTTTAGTACCAAAAAGCGAAACACAAGTGTTTGGTAGTTTGTACGAAATAGTTTGCGAAAATGATGAAATATTTGTAAATGCAGCAAATGTTTCTGATGTAGAAGTTATTGATAGTATTACTGCCGCACGTTTAAAAGCCACAGGTACAGTTATAACTAGCGACGAAGTGTTGAATGTAGGAATACAAAGCTCAGTCACAAATACAAATATTATTACCGAAGGAAATGATTACTAATGGCATACGAAGACAATCAAAACGAATATCCTGTTCCAGGACGTAATGATAGTAAAAGAACTACTTCTTCATTATTACCAAGATACTTTCGCACTGATACAAACAAGAAATTTATTGGTAGTACATTAGACCAATTAACATCACCCGGTGTAGTTGAAAAATTAAATGGATTTGTTGGTAGCAGAGAAGCTAAAGCAGCAATTGTTGATGACAACTATATTTCTGATGTAAGTAAACAACGTGAAGATTATCAATTAGAGCCATACACAATTATTGAAGATAATATTGGAAATATTGAGTTCAATGCTGATTATATTGATTTGCTAGGACAGATCGAAGCATTTAACAGCACAACTAAAAACCATGATAAACTTTTTGCACAAGAATTTTATGCGTGGAACCCACATATTGATTTTGATAAATTTACAAATTTCCGTGAGTATTATTGGTTGCCTAATGGTGCCCAAGAAGTTCCAGTAAGAGGAAATGGCGTTGAAGTTGTAAGCACATACAAAGTCACAGTTGAATTTGATGGCGGGGATCCAGCATTTGTATTCTCTCCAGATGGAGTCACACGTAATAAAAAGCTAACACTGTACAGAGGACAAACTTACATCTTTGAAGTTGATACAAAAGGACATCCTTTTGGTATTGCTCTTAGTAGATTAAAAAATGTACCTTATGCAGATAGTGCAGTATATGCAGAAAATCTTTATTTAGATGGTGTTGAAATTACAGAAGAATACGACGATACTGTAAAATTTAGAGATGATTATATAGATAATGGATTTATTGAAAAAGGTACATTAAAATTTACTGTACCTACAAACGCTCCAGCTGAATTGTACTATATAAGTCAAAACGACATAAATGTCAGCGGCAACCTAAACTTATTTGATATAGAAGAATCTACTGAAATAAATGTAGTAGAAGAAATATTAGGAAAGAAAACTTACAAAACATCAGATGGCTGGGACTTTTCAAATGGTATGAAAATTTATTTCCAAGGAAATGTCACACCTGCATCTTATGCACAAGGTTTGTACTATGTTGAAGGTGTTGGAGAAAGTATCGAATTAGTTGCAGTAAAAGATCTGCAAGTTCCTGCAATTTTTACACAAGATACACAAGTTCCTTTTGATATTAATCCGTTTGATAGAGTACCATTTGGCGATGCTAAAAGTTTTGCTGGCACAAAGGACTATGTTTGTATTAACCGTAGAGACAAAAGTAAAAATCCATGGAGTAGATACAATAGATGGACACATCGTAGTGTAATTGAAAAAAGTGCAGAAATTAATAATCAGCCTATTGAGATTTTTGAAGACCTAAGAGCACGTAGACCTATTATTGAATTTGAACCAAATTTACGTTTGTTCAATCATGGTAATAGTGCAAAAGCCGCGGTAGACTTAGTAGACACATTTACACAAGATGTTTTTAGTACAATCGAAGGTAGTGTTGGATACAACGTTGACGGCATTGATTTGGCAGACGGTATGCGTGTATTATTTACAGCAGATCCTGATAGCCTAGTAAATGGCAAAATATATGAAGTAAATTTTATAACACATAATAATAATTTACAAATTAGTTTAACAGAAACTACAGATACAATGCCTGTAGAAAACGAAACTATTCTAATTTTAGATGGCGATGTAAATGCTGGCTGCATGTACTGGTATGATGGCATTGTGTGGAACAAAGCACAAGATAAAACTGGATTAAATCAGTCACCTAGATTTGATTTGTTTGACAAAGACGAAAATAGTATTGGCGATAGTAATGTTTACGATAGTACAGAATTTGTAGGAAATAGAATTTTTAATTATCGTGTCGGCGAAGGCGCTAATGATCCAGAACTTGGATTTCCTTTAACATACAAAAACTTTGTTAACATTGGCGATATTGTTTTTGATTTTTCATTATTGGAGAAAAAATACAATTACAAAGTTGACAATGAGTTTGTTAAAATTTCAAGTGATACACTATTTTTAAAGAAATACACAAATGAAAAAGATAGCTTTGTAAATGCATGGAAAAAAGCAACAATTAAATCTCAGCAGTTTGTAGTACGAAAATTTACAGGTACAGAGTTTACAAATAATCTACCTATAGATGTTTACAATAACAGTGCAGATTTACAAGACTTAAAAGTAAAAGTGTATGTAAATAGTTTGTTTCAAACACCAGATGTTGATTATGTTCTAACAAATAACAACCATTTTAAAAATATTGTTTTTACAGATGATTTAGAATTTGAAGATATAGTTGTTGTAAAAACACACAGCAACGCTGATAAAAATGCAAACGGATATTATGAGGTACCTTATAATTTAGAAAGAAATCCGTTAAACAGTAATATTACTGAATTTACATTAGGCGAAGTTAATGATCATGTTGAAGGACTGATTAGTGAGCTCAACGGATTCAACGGTTTACAACCAGGTGTGAGCAATCTTAGAGACTTAGGCGATGTAGCAGGATTTGGTAGAAAATTTGTACAACATAGTGGGCCTATTAATCTAGCAATGTATAATCTAGTATCTAAAGATGCTAATGTTATCAAGGCTGTTAGATTTGCATCTAATGAATATCAAAAATTCAAAAGACAATTTATTCAAATAGCAACTGATGATTTTTACGAAGGTACAGCTAAAGAACACGTTGATTATGTTTTTAATACACTCAATGAAGATAAAGTTCAAACTATGAATTTTTACAGCACTGATATGGCCGGCACTGGCGGCAGTGTTGAAATTGAATATGAAGTCTTTGATAATAGATTAAAGACATATGCATTAAGCAAAGTATTTCAAAAAAATGTAATTAGCAATACAGCAGTTTACATTTATATTAACGATGAGCAACTTGTACATAATACTGATTATACATTTACAGACACAGGGTTTGTTAGTATTATAAAAGACCTAAACAATGGCGACATTATTAAAATACAAGAATATGCAAATACTGAAGGAAGTTTTATTCCTCCAACACCTACAAAGATTGGATTATATCCTGCATACAAGCCTGAAAAGTTTTTAGATACAACATACCAAGTGCAATACGATGAAAACGGTAATGAAATCCGAGGTACTGGACCGTTAAATGTTATACGTGGACATGACGGTAGTATGATGGTTGCGTATGACGATTATCGTGATGATTTGATTCTCGAGCTAGAAAAGAGAATTTACAATAACTTAAAGATTACATACGACACGGACATTTTTGATATCCATGATGTAGTAGGTGGGTTAAGTAGAGACACTAAAGTGTCAAACAGTGACATTAATAATATTACTATCACTGATTTTACAAAATGGCTAGAAGTTGCAAAAATTAATGATTATACTGACAACAGTTTTGTTAGACTAGATGAAAGTTTTACTTATAATTATAGTCAAACTGTAAACCTAAACAATCAAAATGTTCCTGGATTTTGGAGAGGTGTATATATTGAAGCATATGATACAGACCGTCCGCATACACATCCATGGGAAATGTTAGGATTTAGTTCTCAACCAACATGGTGGGAAAGTGTTTATGGCCCTGCTCCTTATACAAGTAATAATTTAATATTATGGACAGACATTAAAAACGGCACAGTAAGAGAGCCAGGAAAACCTGTAAGTATTCGAAGCAAGTATGTAAGAAGTAAATTGTTAAGTCACATACCGGTAAACGAAAACGGACAACTACTATCTCCACTTGAAAGTGGTTATGTACAAAATTTCAGTTATGCGGTGCAAAGAAATATTCCTTTCAAGTTTGGAGATCATGCCCCAGAAGAAACAGCATGGAGACGCAGTAGTGATTATCCATTTGCATTATTAGTTGCAATGATTTTATTACGTCCAGCGCATACTATTGGTATAGGATATGATAGATCACGTATTAGCAGAGACAAAGCAGGTAATTATGTCTATACAGATACGGATAAAAGAATCACTACAAAGGACATTGTATTTCCAAAAATAAATGGAAACATTTCAAGCGGTTTAATTAACTTTGTATCAGAATATGTAAGTTTAAATAACGAATTTACTTACAGTAAATATATTAGTGATATTACAAATATCAAAAATAAATTAGGATTTAAACTTGCAGGATTTGCAAATAAAGAAAAATTAAAATTAGTTCTTGATAGTAAAACACCTTTGAATCAAGGAAATGTTTTTGTACCATTTGAAAATTACAACTTAGAATTTAGAAGCAGCGCACCTCAAAAGGTAGTGACATACAGTGGTGTGATTGTAGAAAAAACTACTAAAGGATTTAAAATTAGCGGCTACGATACAACACAGCCGTATTTTTCATATTATGAAGCAATAGAATCATCTAACGATCCAAATATTAACGTAGGCGGCATCAGTGAAAGTTTTGCTATATGGAGCGAAAACAAAACATATATAGCTGGAAAAATAGTAGAATTTGAAGATGTATATTATAGAACAAAAGTCAATCATACATCTACTGATACGTTTGATGATACCAAATATACTAAATTGCCTAAACTTCCTGAAGTAGGCGGAGTTAATGCAAAATTTAGAAAACGCTATAAAGATACTCCTTCGCAATTAGATTACGGTACTATACTTGTAGATATACAAAGTGTTGTAGACTTCTTGTTGGGTTATGAAAAACATATGATCGACGAAGGATTTGTGTTTGACTATTTTAACAAACAAACCGAAGCTATAGAAAACTGGAAATTAGCAGCAAAAGAATTTATGTTCTGGACTTCGCAAAATTGGGCATCTAGTAGTATTATAACTCTAAGTCCATCGGCAAATAATGTTTTATTTTCAAAAGAATATTATGTTGTTGATGATGTGTTTGATAGCTTTTATAACTATCAAATTTTAAATCAAAACGGTAAGAAATTAAATAGATCATTTTTTAATGTATATAGAGATAATATTAATAACTTCCAATTAACTTCAACTGAAGATGGAATATTTTTATTAAAATTACCACTTATACAAAAAGAACACGTAGTGTTTATTGACAACACTACAGTATTCAATGATACAATTTATAGTCTAAGTACCGGATATAGACAGCAGCGTTTAAAGGTAGTAGGTTATAGAACCGACGAATGGAACGGTAGTTTAAATATTCCAGGATTTTTATATGATGATGCACGTATTACAGAATGGAAATCATATAAAGATTACACTGTTGGCGAATTAATAAAGTTTAAAGAATTCTATTATGCTGCACAATTTACACACAGCGGTACTGAAAACTTTGACTTTGATTTGTGGAATCGTTTGCCTAGTAAGCCTGAAAATCAATTACAGCCAAACTGGGACTATAGAGCAAATCAGTTTGCAGATTTTTACGACTTAGATACTGACAACTTTGATGCAGAACAACAACGACTAGCACAACATTTAATCGGTTATCAAAAACGTGGTTATCTATCTAATATTATTCAAGACGATGTTAGTCAGTACAAATTCTACCAAGGATTTATTCAAGACAAAGGTACTGCAAATAGTATAACTAAATTGTTTGATAAATTAGGCAGTGCTAATAAAGATAGTATTGAATTATTTGAAGAATGGGCAATACGTGTTGGACAATACGGAGCACTAAAAAGTTTTGATGAAGTTGAATTTAAATTAGATGAAAAGCAATTTAGAATTGAACCTCAAACTATGCAGCTAGTAAATCAAGTAGATCAAACAAGAACTGATCTAGTTTACCAGTTTCCAAAATCTGATGTACTAATTGCTCCAGCAAATTATGACACAGGATTTTTACCAACTCAAAATGCAGTAAATGAATATACTAAAACAGCAGGATATGTAAAATTAGATCAAATTAATTTCCTTGCAAAAACAATTGAAGATATTTTAACGGTAGATATTGATTCAGTTGATATTGGAAATTATGTATGGGTCACAAAGGATTTAAATACCTGGGCAATGTATAGGCATATGATATCTGATATTTCTATTACAAAAGTAGAAAGCACAGAACTTGGCTTTAAAATGTATTTTAACAAACCTATTGAGTTTGATGAAGATTCGGTTATTGGTGTAAACAATATACATCCTGATGTAAATGGGTTTTGGTTGGTCACTAATGTGCAAAGAAATATTGTTTACAATACAGACGGTACAATTTCTCAGCCAAATATAGAAATTGAAACTGATAATCCTATTAGCGAAAGTGTTATAGATGTAGAAGATAGTACACTAGGTATTGTATCTGAATTCTGTATACGTAGAGTATCTGAGCCATCAGAGTCTAATTTAATTTTACAAGCATATGACTTAAATGCAAACGATAGAATTTGGATAGACGATATCGGTGATGGCGTAAGTGCAGTGTATGACAGAAATGTAATACGCAATAAATTACAAGATATTACTGCACCTGAGGAAAACAGCAACGAATACGGTAGAAGTGTTTCTGCAAGTTTTAATAATACTATAATGGCAGTTGGCACACCTGATATTGATGACGGTAGAGTTTACATTTATACAAGAAGCAGTGATGCTATTCCGTTTACAGTTAAACAAACATTACAGCCTCAGCCTCAATATCATAGTAAAGGTGATTTTGGTAGCAGTGTTTCAATTACACCAAACGGACAATATTTGTATGTTGGTGCTCCTACTGCAAGTAATGTTAAATCAAGATACAAAGGTGCATTAGATCCTTTACAAGAATACCAGCAAGCTGATATTGTTAGCAGCAAAGGTGTGCTATGGCAGGCCTTAAGAACTGTGACAGTAGAAAGTAGCACAATTAATTTAGAAAGCCAGGACTGGCAGCGTGTAAACATGATTACAGCAGATCCGTCGGCAACTAATCTGGGATACAACGATCAAGGTGTTGTATACATTTACAAAAAATTAATAGATAATAGTTTTGAGCTAATAGATATTATATGCAGTAGTGCGCCTGGCGAAAATGAAAAGTTTGGACTTGGTATAAAAGCAGTTAGCCCAGGTGACTTTGATCATAGTTTATATGTAAGAAGTTTAGCCGATAATGGTAGAGTTTATATTATTAACAATCTCGGTGTCGATAATATAGAAGAATATGAATATAATATTGATCCTAGTTATAGAGGCGAATGGCAAACAATTGCAAAATACATCGAGAATGAAATTGTATACTACGACGGTGAACTATATCAAGCTAACCAAACAGTGTTTGCAGGCAATACTTTTGATACAGATTCTTGGAACCTTTTAGATACATTTGTAGATTACACTGGATACATAACTAGCGATCTAACTAGCACTACTGATCTTTACAACGAGGATAGTAGCGGATTTGGATTAGCAACAGATATTGGTGTCACATATGATATAAGTGCAAATGGCGAAGTAATTGCACTATCTGGTATTTTAGCCGGCGACGAATACAGAGTTGCAATTTACAGAAAAGAAAACAACAGATATGTATTTGATCAAAACATTGATGGTCCAGTTGATGATGAATATTTTGGTTATAGTATTTCTTTAAATAGTGTAGGAAACAAACTTGCTATTGGTGCTCCTAATTCAAAAGATAAAGGCATTTTAAATGGTAAAGTTTATGTTTATAAACTAGCTAATCAGCAATTTGAATTAGATCAACAATTATATGCACCCGATGGTGAGAAAAACAATAGATTTGGTGTTTATGTAGTTTTAGATGATAACAGACTTGCTGTCACAAGTGAAAACGGCGATACTAATTTTGCATTAGAATTTGACAACGGAGAAACAATATTTGATAATGCAGCTACTAATATTGTAGATACTGTAGAAGATAATAACCAAGTTTATATGTTTGAAAATATAAGCAATAAATTAATCTACTCAGAAAAATTATATTCAAGTACTGACATCTCCGGAGCAAAAAATGCATACGGATATCTAAATAGAAATCATTTGTATGTTGTTGCGCCTGCACAGGACTTAACAAATATACTTGCAGATAGCACAAACAATAAAGGAATTATACAAGATTATAGATCAGATATTGGCAAAACTGCATGGACTATAAACAGCAGTGTAGATCCTTTTGTAGATTTAAGCAAAATCAAAGGCGTGTGGCTATATGATACTAAGACTAAAGATCTAATTAGTTATATAGATTATATTGATCCTATACAAGGACGTATTGCTGGGCCAGCAGAACAAGAATTAAGTTATAAACTGTATTATGATCCAGCAGTTTACAATACAGGATCAACTAACACAGGTGATAAAGATTTATGGTCAACTAATTATGTTGGAAAATTGTGGTGGAATCTTACTACTGTAAGGTGGTATAATCCATACACTGGAGATATCCAGTACAAAACAAATAATTGGAACCAGTTAATTCCAGGATATGATGTTGACATTTATGAATGGGTTGAAAGCAACTACTTACCAAGCGAATGGGATAGTATTGCCGATACAACTGAAGGTTTATCAGAAGGTATAAGTGGTTTAAGTTTATACGGAGACGAAACATATACAATACAAAATTCTTATGATCCAATTACAGGTGTAGCAGCATCTAGATATTATTTCTGGGTAAAATCTAAAACAACTTTACCTAACACATACGGTAGAAAAATTTCAGCGTTAGATGTTGAAAACTTAATTAGAGATCCTGCAGGTCAGGGATATAGATTTGTAAACTTGTTTGATAGTAAAAACTTTGCCTTACACAATGTAAGAAATTTAATTAAAGACAAAGATACTGTATTACATATTGATTATTATACCACTGAAGATCGTGATGATAATATTCATAGTGAATATCATTTGTTAACTGAAGGGTTGGCAAGTAGTAAACCTAACAGCGATCTTGTTGCCAAGTGGGTAGATAGTTTAGTTGGTTATAACGAACAAAATATTCAGTTGCCTGATACTAGAGTTAGTATTGCAAGAAGATTTGGTATTTTAAACGAACCAAATCAAAGTATGTTTGTAAACAGAAAAGAAGCACTAAAACAAATAATCGAAAGAGTAAACGGAATCTTAAACGAATATGTGGTTGTTGACGAATTTGATATTTCTCCTTTATTGCAAGCTGATCCAGCTCCTAGCAAGTTTAGTAATCTTTGGGATACAGAAATAGACAGTGAATCTTTATTAAGATTTATAGGTACTGCAAAAATTTCTCAAGCAGTTCTTACACCTACTATTGTTGATGGCAGAATTACAGAAGTTTCAATTACTAATTCGGGTAGAGGCTATATTGATAGCAATTATACCACAGGTAGTACAAGACATGGTCCTACAGTCACAATCGAAGGCACAGGTACAGATGCTGAATTAAAAACTTATATTAACAACTTAGGTCAGATTGTAGATGTAGAAATAGTAAACAGTGGTAAAAATTATTTAGATAACACAGTGTTGATTGTACGTCCGTTTAGTGTGCTTGTTAAAAACGACAGTGACATTGGCGGGTTCTGGGCAGTATACAATTGGATTAGTAGTACAGGCGAATGGTTTAGAAATCAAATACAAGACTACGATGTTAGTCTTTATTGGGATTATAAAGATTGGTATGCTGAAGGCTACAATGCAGAAACTGCAATCAACTTTATTATACCAGGTGCTTATGCACTAGAAGCAACACCAGATAGAATTGGTAGTGTAGTAAAAATTGAAACAATCGGAACTGGTGGTTGGTTATTACTAGAAAAAATTGACAATCAACAAAATGTTGACTACACTGTAAACTACAAAAGTATAGGTAGGCAAAATGGTACAATTTGTTTAAGTAGCCAATTGTATCAAAATGAAAGTGTTGGTTATGACAAGCAAATTTACGATACAAGTTTTTATGATAGAGAACCAAGTGAAGAAATTAAAATCATTCTTAAAGCAATTGAAGAAAACTTATTTGTTGATCAATTAGAAGTAGAATGGAATAAACTTTTCTTTAGTAGTGTTCGTTATGCAATAAGCGAGCAAGTAGATGTTGATTGGATATTCAAATCTAGCTTTGTCACTGCTAAACACAATGTTGGAGAATTGCAACAAAAAATAACATATCAAAATGATAACTTACCTAATTATCAAGAGTATATAAATGAAGTAAAACCATTTAGTGCAAAGGTTCGTGAATATATAAGTGCATATGAAAAAGTAGATCCTACTCAAACAAATGTCACTGACTTTGATTTACCTCCTAGTTATGATTCAGAATTAGGCAAAGTTGTTCCATCGGCAATACAGTTTGTTAACAATCAACTTGTAAATGTTCCTACAAGTGTATTAACATATCCTAATCGTAATTGGTATGACAACGTTGGCTTTGAAATAAAAGAATTTGTTATTTTTGACGGCGGTAGCGGCTATACTAATACTGCAAACGTCACTGTTAGTGGCGGCGGTGGTCCTACATTAGAAGGATCGGCATACTTAGGCGGCAACACTATTAACTTTATCGAAGTTGATACTGTAGGTGCAAAATACTTTAACACACCTACTGTCACAATAAACGGAAGTTTAAATGAAGACGGTAGAGAAGCAATTGTGTATGCAATTATAGGAAATAACCTTGTGCGTAATACGCACATGCGTATGAAGTTTGATAGAGTGACTGGTAGTTATTTGTTTACTACATTAGACGAAACAGAAACATTCTTAGGCAATGGTGGCTCAACAGACTTTAACTTAAAATGGCCTCTAAGTACTCGTTCTGCTGATTTAACTATTACAGTAGGCGGAGTAGAACAATTAATCAGTGATTACACTTCGTCAAATGAACTTGATAAAACAAGAAGTTTTGAAAGATACAAAGGTAAAATTTCTTTTACAACAGCACCAGCAAACAATGCAGAAGTTGTAATTAATTATAAAAAGTCTACAGACTTACTTACAGCAGCAGACAGAATTAATTTCTTCTACAATCCGACTACAGGTATGCCAGGCAAAGACTTAGCACAACTTATGGATGGCATTGATTACAGTGGTGTGCAAATGGATAGTATTGACTTTGGTGAAAGCCTAGGTTGGGACCTACAAGGTTTTGGCGTAGACTTTGATTCATATGATACTGCTAACGAAGATGAAATTATTGTTTTAGATGGTAGTACACAAACTGTAAGTCTATCCACAGAATTAGAAGCCGGAGTTGTTTATAACGTATACTTAAACAATGTAAGAATAGATGATCCTAGTTATCCTCTACCTGGCACAAATCCAAATGCTAAGATGGTATCGCCTGTAGGTGATGGTATTACAAAGAATGTTTTCTTAGATAGCGATGTGATTACAACGCAAATGGACGATGTTGTTATAGTGCGTAAGAGCACAAGTGACGGATCGTTTACTCCAGAAAGCACAGCATTTGATGTAAGTTTAAGAGGCGGTACATTTGAAAATACTTCGGCACTTGGTATCGATCCGGCAGAAATTACTGTTGACGGCGATGGATTTGTCACAGAAACAACATCAAAAGGTCCAGAAGAACAAGTTCCAGGACAAGTACTTGACACATTAGATATGACAATATATAATAGAGTTAGCCAAGGTCAGGGTATTATTGCTGTAAGGAATTATATTACAGACGGAAATACACTAAACTGGAATTTTGACTTATTTCCACAGACTGAAAAAACAATTATAGTGACCATAGATGGTGAGGTAATTCCAAACAGCGACCTAGTAGTAGATTATGAAAACAAATACATTGCATTAGGTGATAGTACAGTAATAGAAGCTGGCAAGAATCTTAGTATTTTAAGTATAGGAACTAACGGTGTTGATATTATCGATAGTGATAATATTATATCAACAGGTAATTCAAGAACTTTTGAATTACCTATTAGATTTACAACAGAACAAAGTACATTTGTCACACTAAACGGTGTGAAACAAGAACCAGCCACACAGTATGGTTATGATACAAATGATGCTGGTTTTGGTGTAATTGAATTTCCTACTGCACCAAGTGCAAATACTGTAATTGGGTATACTGTTTATAGTGCAAACATAAATCAATTTAGCGAAATGGTAATTGATAAAACAATGACTGTAGACGGCGACAATCGTGTTCATAGATTTGATAATGATGTTGCTTTACCGTTTGTTAAAAAACCATACTCGCATAACATACTTGTACAGCGTTCTAAAGGAAGTAAATTCTTAAATCCAGGGTATAGAAAATCTTACATAATGACTATACAACGTGATTATGATATCGATGCTTGGCAGTTTGAAGACACAACACTAGTGAATAGTAGCGATGTTGTAATATACCTAAATGGAGAAGTCTTAGCAGAAACATTATGGAATTATGATCCACTGAATGGCCGTGTAGAAATACTATCCAATAATATCGGTTTGCCAGGAGATTTACTAGAAATTTTCATAATTAGAGATGCTGAATATTTCTTCTTTAATACAATAGCAGTTGTCAAAGGAGGTAGTGCTCTTGCACAAATTCCTCAAGGTACAGATGTAGCATTTGCACTAACTGACGATAGTACAGTTGTAAATGCAAGAGTTGAAAGTTTTAAATACAGCGGCGAAAATGATGCTATAATTGAACTTCAAGGCTATGTAAGAGATTTATTTGATTTAAAGAGTACTGATTCTACACCTGCAATGATTGCAGGAGACGACAGCACACAGAATTTAGAAATTGAAGAAGTTAGATTACAAGAAACAGATGTTCTTTGTTTACTAGAAACTCCTGAAGATTGGGAAACAGTAGATATCTATACATTTAGTAATCACGATATAAATGAACTTGAAAGAAACAGTTATGATGTAGTTTGGAATACTAACCAAGCACCAGAAGGAACACAAGAATATATTGATAAAAACTTGTTGAGTACTGGATATGTAAAATTACAAAAACCTGCAATAAGTGCAAATTATGTTTGGGTGTTTAAAAATGGCATTATACTTGTACCACAAAAAGATTATAAGATTGTAGATAAAAAAGACGGAGTTCAAATGTATGAAAAGGTTGATCCAAATGATACAATTGATGTACTACAATTTGCAGCACCTGTTAGTAAGCCAAAATTTGGATATAGAATATTTAAAGATATGCTCAATAGATTCCATTACAAGCGTCTTAACAAAGACAACGAGTATGAATTACAGCAGCCATTAAATTACTATGATCAAACAATTCAATTAAAAGATGCAACAGGTATTCAATCTCCAAACAGAGCAATTGGTTTACCGGGTGTAGTTTATATTGACAAAGAGCGTATTGAGTATTTTGCGGTTGACAACAACCAGCTACGTCAAATTCGTAGAGGTACATTAGGCACAGGTATTAAAGAAACATACGCTGTGAATACAAAAGTAATCGGACAAGGCATAGAAGAAAATATTCCTTACAAAGATGAAATATATAAAACAAAATATGTAGGTGATAGTAGTACAAAACAATTCTTGTTAGATTGGATACCTACTAGCGTTAATGAATTTGATGTTTATTTAGGCGGTATAAAATTACGCAAAGATGTAATAACATCGTTTGATCCTACAAAAGATCAAGACTCACCAGAAGGCGATATTACAATTGCACCTGAATATACAATGGAAACCATTATATTTGGTGAAGCTACAGTGACAGCAATTTATCTTGCAGATTATCTTAATCCCCCTGCAGATGGAACTTTAGTTGAAGTTGTAAGAAAAACAGGCAGAGTTTGGTCAGAACAAGGCAAAACAATTGCAGATAGCGAAAATCAAATATGCAAATTTATAACAGACAAAACAATATCGCTACCACGATAAATACACTATAGGAACGGAACAAAAACAATGATTAATGAACAAAGTGGTGTACACATTGAAGGACATATAAAAATACACAATCCAGATTCTGGACACGTATTTATAAACAAGCGTAATGCTATTCATTATGAAAATATGAGTATCAGCCTTGCAGAAAGTTTAGGTAATGCCGGCGAAGGATTTATCTACGAAATGGCGTTTGGAAATGGAGGTACTAGTGTTGATCCAACAGGTATTATAACATACTTAACACCAAACTCAACAGGAACAAATGCAAGTTTGTATAACCAAACATATTCAAAAGTTGTTGACGACCGTTCTGTTAACAACGTTGATCCGCAGCGTAATAAAATTGAAACACGACACGTGACTGGTACAAATTATACAGATATTGTAGTTAGTGCATTACTTGATTATGGCGAGCCAGATGGGCAAGATGCATTTGATACTGCTGCTGATACTGAACAACAGTTTGTTTTTGACGAACTAGGATTAGTTGGATATTCACCTAGTGGATCAGGACGATTGCTTACACACGTAATTTTCCATCCTGTGCAAAAATCACTTAACAGATTAATACAAATTGATTATACTGTAAGAGTCCAAAGTTTAAGTGGGGGTAATACCTAATGCCATACAATATTCCGTTTACTGATGAAGCAAACAAAGGCAACATTACAGTAGAAGATCAAAGCATTAATACTGAAACTAGTGTAAAATTACCAGGCAGACTAACAACCGACTATGGCCAAAGTGTTAATGAAAACTTTTTACATTTGCTAGAAAATTTTGCTAATGCTAATCCTCCTGCTAATCCAGTTGAAGGACAGTTATGGTACGATACAACACAAGAAATAGATCAATTAAAAATATACGATGGTACAAACTGGGTAGCAGCAGGCGGTCTTAAAAAAGGAAGTTTTGAACCAGAATTAACAAATAGTGTCAAAGGCGACCTTTGGGTAAACACTAGCACTAGTCAACTTTATTTGTACACAGGCAGCGGCTGGTTGCTTATAGGTCCTAACTATAGCGACGGCAACAAAAGCGGAGCATTAGTTGAAGAAATAGTTGATACAGCTAGTAATATTAGAACAGTTATTATTAATTATATTGAAGATATTCCTGTCACAATTTACACTAGAATTGAGTTTTCGCCAAAGACACCTTTTGCAGGATATAGTAGCTCAACGCCATTTAAAGTAGGGATAAATTTTAACAAAAGTTTAAATGATGCAAAATTTAATGGTACAGCAAATTTAGCAGAAAATTTATTAATTAGCGGTGCAACTATACCTGCATCCAACTTTATGCGAAATAATATTGTAAACCAAGTTAGTGAAAAACTACAAATTAAAGCTAACCAAGGTATTGAAGTAGGAAATGCAAAAACAATTAGTATGCTAGTTGAAGGAAACAACGGTATACTTGAAAATACAATACCTGGAGCACCTTTAGATTTCCGTGTAAATAATAATGGTACATTTGTAGTTCCATTTAGAATAAAAAGCAATACAAATATTGGTGTAAACAATTTAAATCCTACAGAAAGTTTAGATGTAGTTGGTAATATAAAAACTGATAGTACAGTTATTGTAAACGGAACAACAGAAAGCAACAACCCAACTACTGGTGCTTTAAAAGTTGCTGGCGGAATTGGTGTTGCAAAAAACATAAATGTAGGCGGTAATGCTGTAGTTGATGGAAATATTACACTAGCTAACTTGCTTCCAGATATTGCAAATACTAGAAATATAGGTTCAACTGTTTTACCATTTGACACATTATTTGCAAATAGAATTACAGGAAATTTAACAGGTAATGTGACAGGTAATGTAAGTGGAACAGCAGGCAGTACAGCCAAATTAAATAGTGCTACTACATTTTCAATGACAGGACAAATTACTAGTAATAGTTTTGTATTTGATGGACAGACAGGCGGTAGTACAAAATCTTTTGGAACACAGGCTGCTCCTGCAATTATTTCAGATCAGACAACAGCTACTAGTGTAAACAGAGCAACAGACGAAGTTTTAATTAACCAAGGCGGCGTACTAGCAAAAGCAACACCTGATCAACTAATTGGTAGTATTGACACAATGCCAGTAGGTACAATTATCATGTTCGGTGGTCCAACAGCACCTACAGGATGGTTTATTTGCGATGGCGATGAATACGATAGAACAACATATACAGAATTAGCTGATGCGTTAGGATTTAATCCTGCAAACAGTAGCACATGGTATTATGGAAATCCAGCAACAACTGGCTTTTTTAGAGTTCCTGATTTAAGAGGACAATTACCATTAATGTCAACTGATCCTACATTGTCAGGAAGGGCATTATCAGCAAGTGCAATAACAACTGGAAACTTGGGTAGTACCGGCGGTAGCACCGACGTAACTATTCAACAAGAAAACTTACCAGAACACAAACATGACTTAGAAGACGGCGACGGCAACCAGTATTATGCAGCTACAACAGCAACCTACACAGGAACAGATAGTGTACCAACCAATGGTGATATATCTGGAGCAGGAACAAGACTAGAAACAAGTGGTGGTGTTATTGATTTACAAAATACGCCAGTGAATGTTGTTAACCCGTTCTTGGCATTGAACTTTATTATATATCACGGAGTAACAGCATAATGGCCTATAAATTAAATAAAACAGACGGATCATTATTAGTAGAACTAGTAGATGGAAGACTGGATACTACATCCGCAGATATAAATCTAATAGGCAAAAATTATCAAGGATTTGGAGAAAGTATAAATGAAAACTTTATCAAAATGCTTGAAAACTTTTCAAACACAACTGCTCCTAGCAAACCAATCGAAGGGCAACTTTGGTATGACAGAGCAACTGCTAGATTAAAAGTATATGACGGTATTACATTTAGAAGTACAGATAGTACAATTTATAGTTCTACTCAACCAGATGAACTTATTGAAGGCGATATATGGATTGACGGATCAAAAGACCAAGTGTTCTTTTGGAACGGAACAGAAACAGTATTAGTAGGTCCCCAATTTACAAAAACACAATCACGTACAGGCGATGTTATCGAAACACTCAAAGATACACTTGGACAAAATAAAACAGTAATTAAAAAGTATATAAATGGAAGTTTAATTGCAATTGAATCAAAAGAAAACTTTACTCCTTTTCCGAGTATTGCAGGATTTACAAGTTTAAAAACTGGTTTTAACATTAATTCAGGATTTGGAACTTATACATTTTTAGGTGCTGCTGATAGTGCAAAACAACTTATCGATGATTTAGGAAATGTATATGATCAAAGTAGTTTCCTAAGTTCAAACAACAACAGTACTACAACAGGTAGTATTAGTATTAAAGATGATAACGGCTTATTCCTTGGCGATGATTTTGATTTAAATATTAGACAAGACGGCACAATTACCAACTTAAAAATGCAAAAAACAAATCAAGACTTTAAAATTGCATTTAATGGTAGCAACGATATTGCACAAAGTGTATATTTTGATAGTAGTGAGCAACGTGTAGGTTTTTTCCAAAGTGCGTTGCCTGCTTATACAGTTGATATTGCAGGAGACTTGCGTGTCACAGGAAACATCTTAGTCGAAGGCGACAGTGTTAGTTTAGATGTTGCAAAATTGCGTGTTGAAGATCACAGAATCGAGCTTGCAATTCAAGACGATAGTACACTAATTAGTGAAGCAGACCTAGCAGGTCTTGAAGCAGCAAACGGACCAGCAGGAATTGTAATTAGAGTAAGCGGCGATGACAAAGAATGGGCATTCAGAACAGGAACCAACCGCTGGACAAGTTCGCATGGCATTGCATTAGAATCAGCATTTGACAGCTATCATATTGAAAATACAAATGTATTATCATTGGATACATTAGGTAGCACGATTGTAAATAGTGAACTTAGGAATGTAGGAAAATTAGTTAATCTAACAGTTGGACCTGAAGGTGGCGAAACAATGACCATCACAGAAAACACAATTTCAACTACTACTGGCTTGCAAATTACAAGTGTTGAAGACATTGAACTTACTAATCCAAAAAGAATTAAAAATGTTTTAGAACCTGCTGATCCTACTGACGTAGCACATAAAAAATATGTTGACGAAGCTGTTGAAGCAACACCAGTTGTTATGGGTGTAGATATTACTAATTTAGGAACAACATACAATCCTGGAGCATACGGCGACGGAACATGTGATGACGGACTAATAGTAAAAATTGCAACTATGTTGGCAGAAATATCAACACCTACTACAGCAAGAAATGGAACTGTAGCAAAGATTCATGCTTACTATTATGATGCAACCACAGATCCAATTGATGTACAAGGCGGCATTGCTAAAACATTAATTGCAGTAGACAGCGCAGGTGTGCAAAACGTCAATGTTATAGGTGACTTTGCAATTAGCGACCCAACAGCGACAGTGACTCTTACAGTCACAAGGCGTGTAATAACAATAGAAATATCAAGCGGCCTTTGGGACGTGAATACCGGCGTTATTAGCACATCATCAGTATAACGATAAATAACATAAGCGAGGAACAACAATAATGGCATATATTGTAAATAGATTTAACGGTACACAACTTACTGTTGTAGAAGATGGTACAATTGATCAAACCACTGATATTAAATTTGTGGGAAGAAATTATAGTGGATATGGTGAAGTTCAAAACGAAAACTATCTTCATTTACTAGAAAATTTTAGTGGCACTTCTGCACCAGTGAAAGCAATCGACGGACAAGTTTGGTACGATGCAAGCACTACAAAATTAAAATTTTACACAGGCAGTGCCTGGAAAACAGCAGGCGGCACAGAAGTTAGTCCAAGTGAACCAATTGGTTTAGACGAAGGCGACTTATGGTGGAGTAGTACAAGTAATCAGTTATACGGCAAAACTGCTGCTGGTGAATTTATCCTTGTTGGTCCTCAGAGTGCTGGTAGTGGCACAACGCAAATGCTTAGTGTTAATGTATTAGATAATGCCGATAACGAAAAAACAATTATTGTTGCAATAATTAATGATGTAGCAGTTTATGTTATATCTAATGAAGAATTTACACTTGCTAATTTACAGCCAGATGGTGTTCCTACTTTAACTGGGTTTAGTTTAATAAAACGTGGTATGACACTAGTAAACAGTGCAACAGGGTTAACGCAAAATAATGTAAATGAATATATCAGTGGTGCAAGCAATGAACCTATCATTTGGGGAACTGCAAACGATGCGCTTAGACTAGGCGGCACACTTTACAGCGATTATTTAAAGAGAACCGATTCTATTACCTTTGGAGATGCTGGATTTACAGTAGGTGACAGTAATGACTTAAGAATTAAAATTGAATCAGACAATCAAGCAAAGTTTGAAAACCGCGGACCTAAAATTGTATTTGAAGCAAGTCAAGCAGGCGAAGATCCAACAGCTATTGTTAGTGTAAGAAATGTAGTCGGCGAGATTAAAGGATTGTATCCTGAAGCAGATGGCGTATACAACATTGGTAGTACAAGTGAAAGATTTGCAGAAATCCATTCAACAACTTTTGTAGGTAATGCAACAAAAGCTTCTACAGTAGACGTTGCCGGTACAGGGCGTAGTGCAAGCACAGCAGCAACAGCAAATACTGTTGCAGTAAGAGATGCAAACGCAGATTTAACAGCAAGATTTTTTAATGGTACTGCTACAAAAGCACAGTATGCAGATTTAGCAGAAAAATATACAACTTCAGAAGAACATCCAGTTGGCACTGCAATGGCAGTTGCTCCTGAAAAGTTTAGCGAAGAACAGGAAGTAAGCGATGAAACTAGACCTGCAAGAAGTAGTGATTTAGCAATTGGAGTAATAAGTGAAAATCCGGCTTATTTGATGAACTCGGATATCGACGGACAAGCAATTGCATTAAGAGGTCGTGTTCCTGTAAGATGTACAGGTGCTATCAAAAAAGGCGAGCCTGTATATGCTTGGGAAGATGGAGTATGTACTACAACTGCAACTAGAGCATTAGTTGGAATAGCATTAGAAACAAATGTAGACGAAGGCGAAAAACTTGTCGAGTGTGTTATAAAAACATAATGTTAGGAGAATTATATGCCAGAAATTATTTCAGCAGCACGTTATAACGAATTACAAGGACGTATATCCGGCCTTTTAGGAGTAGGAAATTTAGATAAGGGATACAATCAAACTGTATCTTCTAATGCCGAGCCTGTGTTAACCGAAGCACAAGCACAGCATATAAATGCATTATATAACGATTTTGAAAAAGTTTTTGTTCATATAAATGGAACAGCTCCTTCGGGGATTGCTACAGTCACTATCAACGATGAAATAACTGATGCATTGTATGCAGAATTTGAAAGTTTAATAACTGATTTAGAAGATGACAGGTTCATTTTACATCCATCGCAGGCTTCTGTTGAATCTGCAGGCGTAAACAGTATTAAGAATGGTGCAGCTAGTCAATGGGGCGGAACTTCAACTCCGCAACAGATTAATCATACAATTGATGTAGGGTTTTCTAGTGCAAACGAACGTAGAGCATTTTTTAATGCCGGCGGCCAAATTAGATTTAATGCTAGTATTGATATTACTAATGTTGGCGGCGCTAATTTAGCAAAAAATCAAGCATGGGAAGAAATGCTCACTAACAGTGGACAAGTACAGTTTGGAAGAGCAGCAACTACATCAACAGGAACCGGAATAGGTTATTCTATAGGCAATGAAGATTTAACATCTAGTTATCAAACAGTGTATCTAAAAGAAGGAGATCCTTCAGGTACATACGCTGAAAATAATTGGTTTGTTCAAGCAAAAGTAAAAAATAGTAGCACTATTACTTTCAACATTGTATTTTATGATCAAGATGTAGGCTCGGGCGGTGCAGATGAATATGTAGCAGGCGTGTTAACAAGTTCTGTGTCTCATATACGAGCTACTGGTATATATGTACAAAATGATGCTCCAGCGTATACAAAAACTAGCGAATTATGATTGACAAATATAAAGTTAAGCATTATAATGTTTAAAAGAGGATTTTAAATGGCCGTAGGAACACCGATATTAGCATCGCATTACAATGCAATAAGAGAGCTGGTCGCAGGCAGGCTTGGTAATGTTTCTGTATACAATGACTACGGCAGTTTGTCTACTCCTCTTACAACATCTGGAGGATACGGAAGAAATTTTAGTAGTGATCCTGTAATAGCTGCAACTGATACTGTCACAGAACAACAGCACTTAGATTTATGGCTTGATTTGCAAGCAGGATATAATCATTGTTTTTCTTCTTTATCAGGTGTAATAGATGCAAATCAAATGGAAAACACTGATCTTGTAGAATGGCAGCATAAATTAGATTTAGACACCTTAGCTGATAGTGTGCTTGCATTTAATCATGCTTCTACAGAATTTCCTGCAACTAGCTTTACAGGTTTAGAACCGTTAGAAACAGCCGGCGGTGCAAGTACATCGAGTACAAGAACAACTACATTCGGCGGTAGCAGCGATGCTGCAAAAATAATTACACACGAAGTCAGTGTTGATTTTGGAAGCCATGCTAATTTAATTTATTATCTTGCAGCAGGCGGAGAAATTTTATTTCAATCTTCTGCTACTAGTGGTACTACAGGAACTCCGTACACAAAGGATTGGGACTGGGCACAAGTATTAAGTGATGCCGGAACAGTACGTTTTCGCAGACGTAATCAAACTGATTGGATATGCGAAGCAATTGCACCAGGAAGTGGAACAGGATATAGTTCGGCAAATATTGGCAGCGGTGGCACTTGGACTAAAATATTCGAAAAGCAAGGCGGCGGCAGAGCTGGCGGTAATACAGGTGTTATTCCAGTAGAACAAATTTATGACGATAACTTTTTTAGAATTTATGCTAGAACAAATACTGCATTTTCTACAGCTACTAAATTAGAATTTAAAATTGAATTAGATGACGGCGATACCGGAACAGGTGGCCAGCAAGCAGACGGCTTTATTGGTCCAAAAACTGACGAAAGTGTGACAGCTAATATTACTAGCACTGTGTATACAAAAACACCTTCTAGTACGTTTTTATACGGCGGCATTATTTACAATGGCATTGTATTAGATACACCAACTGGAACAAAAGATTCCGACTTTTAATTGACAAAATCTTAAAAATACTATATACTAAGTGCAAAGGAGTATAGTATGGACGAACGGCTACAAAAAGCATTAGATCACAGCAATTATATGGTCACGTTAAACAATCAGAAAAGATTATTAGCTGCGCAGTATAAAGAAAATCTTGTATACTATTACAATGGTGGGCAATTTACAGTGACACAGGAACTTGTAAGTTTTTGCCAGAGTCTAGTTGCAATGGATCAATCAAGTACAATTTTAATTGATGACAATGAGTTGCCTATTACAGTTGAAAATTTATCAACATTTGCAAATGAAATTTATACAAAATATTTTGAAGCTGCAAACAAGTATTTTATGGAATACAACAAATTGAAAAAAAGCAGAAGCGTAGAAAGTATTGTTAGTTTATGACAAAAGGTGTTCTGTTATTTGCAAACAATAACAAATCAATAGATTATGTAAAGCAAGCTGTTTTCCTTGCTAAACGTATACGCAAGTATATGAATTTGCCTACTAGCATTGTGACATCTACTGAACTCACCGACGAACAAGAAAGTTGTTTTGATAAGGTGATAGCACATGCTATTAATGAAAATAAGACTACAAACAAAAGACATCACGACGGCGATATGTATAATAAAATAACTAGATTTTATAATTACAATCGTGCTGATGCATATGATATATCTCCTTACGATGAAACAATTGTAATGGATACTGATTTTATTATTAGTAATGATATTTTAAATAATTGTTTTGTACAGCAAAAAGATCTTTTGCTATACAATGATGCAACACACGTTGGTATACATAATGGTACCAGTGAATTTAAAAGAATAAGTGATACTGGTGTAGATTTTTATTGGGCTACTGTATTCTTTTTTAAGAAGACAAACGAAACAAAAATTTTCTTTGATTTAATAAAACATATATCAAAAAACTATATGCATTATAGAAGCATGTATCAGTTTCGCACAACAGTATTTAGGAATGATTTTGCATTTAGTATTGCAATCCATATTATGAACGGTTATCAAGCAGGCGAATTTGCAGGAAAATTACCAGGTACTAAATTCTTTAGTATAGACAAAGATGTACTAATAGATATAGTTGATGACGAAATAAAAATACTAGTACAAAAACAAAGCCGATTAGGTGAGTATACCGCTGTAAATTTAAAAGGCAGTAATTGTCATGTTATGAATAAATTTAGTTTGGAGAGAATTATTGACAACAAATAATTTTACAATGCTTGCTCAAAATAGTGAATTTGATTATATTAGACAAGCCTACCTTGCAGCAATGAGTATCAAAGCAACTAATAAAAATAGTAATACATGTTTAATTACAAACGACCCTGTTCCTACAAAATACAAACAAGTTTTTGATCATGTAGTTGAAATACCATGGGGCGATCATGCACAAGAAGAAAACTGGAAGGTAAGTAATAGATGGAAAATATACCATGCAGTTCCTTATAAAGAAACATTAGTAATTGATACTGATATGTTAGTGTTAGACGATCTTTCTTTATGGTTTGATTTTTTAAAAACATACGATCTATTTTATACAACTAATGTCACAACTTACCGGGGTGAAACAATTCCTGCAGACTCTTTTTATAGACAACGTTTTTATAAAAACAATCTGCCAAATTTATACAATGGATGCCACTATTTTAAAAAGAGTGATATGGCACACGAATTTAACAACTGGTTAGAAATAATTACAAATAATTGGCAACAATTTTACAAACAAGTTGATAATCAATTCAAGCATTTGCCACATCCAAGTATGGACATTACTGCATCTATAGCAACAATGATTATGGATAACTTGCATCTTATTACTAATGAAAAAACAAAGTATCCGAGTTTTGTACATATGAAATCAAGATGCCAAAACTGGGAAGAGCAATTTGCTTATAGATGGCAAGATAGATTAGGCGTATATATAGACGATGATTTACAATTAAAAATTGGAAATTATAAACAATCAGGTGTTTTTCATTATACTGAAAAAGATTTTGTCACAAACAAACTAGTCAAAAAGTACGAAAAATATTTAGGAATATAAAATGAATCTAAAAAGATATGTATGTTTTGAAGACGATGGAACAATCTATAAAGTCACTAATAAGCCAGATGAACGATTCAAAAACTTAGAGTTAGACTTTGCAGAAGTTGAAGACTTTATCACTGGTAAATTAAGTTTGTTAGAACATAAAGTTGAATTTGATTTTTTAGAGAAAAAATATAGTATCAAAAGTTTAAAACAAGTCGACGATGAAAAACTTATGTGGGCATTTTTGTATGAAATTCCAAAAGAAAAACCTGATGAAAATCAAATTATTATAACTAAAGATAATATCAAGAAATGTTGGAGAGTTAAAGTTGATGAAAAATTTGCACAAGGCTTACAACAACAAAATATAGAAATTAATTTACAAAATTATTATTTTAGTGTGACAAAAAAAGATGATCCTAACGTGCTGTATAAGTTATTACAATTTCCAGATAGTTTAGAAGTTGCGTTTGAAAATGATTTTGAGTTTGACAATGAAGAAGTTTCCGTATATACTATGCGTAGATTCGATACTTATCATTATGAGGAAGTAAATGACTAATACTTTTAGAGTAGTAGACTATGATGTAATTTATCTAAGCTACGATGAGCCTAATGCAGAAAAAAACTTTGCCGATTTAGTCAGCAAATGTCCTTGGGCAGAACATGTTAAAGGAGTCAAAGGCAGTGATAGCGCACACAAAGCAGCGGCAGAAAGATCCACAACAGATCGATTTATTACTGTAGATGCAGATAACATTATAAACGCAGACTTTTTAAATCAGGCAATTGATTTTAATACTGATACTGATCTTACAAACAAAGTTATTAGTTGGACTGCACTTAACACTATCAATAATCTTACATACGGAAATGGCGGCATTAAGTGCTGGCCCAAACAACATGTATTAAATATGCGTACACACGAAAATGCGCCAGATGATAACCCACATGCACAAGTAGATTTTTGCTGGGACACACAATACATCCAGATGAATGGAACTTTTAGCACTATTATGAATAATGCTACACCTCATCAAGCATGGCGTGCTGGATTTAGAGAAGGTGTTAAAATGGCACTGGATCAAGGCATGCGTGTTAGTGTAGAGGACTTTCATAAAAATCACTGGAAGAACTTGCACCGTTTGTATATCTGGCTAATGATTGGTGCAGATGTTGAAAACGGCCGTTGGGCTATCTACGGTGCAAGAGAAGGACTGTACAAAACTATGTGTACAGACTGGGACTTTATAAATGTACGTGACTTTGAATGGCTCAATGAGTATTGGAATAGCAAAGATATAGATGAAGACCAAATGGAAACAGAAACTGTTGGACTTGGATATTCACTGATAGACGAACTTGAGTTGCCTATTGCTGCTGAACCACTTGATGGAAATCAAAGTAAATTTTTTAAAACTGTATACCAAAATCCAGTTAGAGATAACAGCAATAAATTTTTAGATAGAGAGCAATAATGGAACGCAGCGAAAGCGAAGAAATCAAGCGTATCGATAAGATTACGCAGGAAATATCTCCTACGTTTTGTTTTGCAAAATGGTATCATGCAAACATCTATTTCCAGACAGGTGAAACACACAGTTGTTATCATCCTGCTCCTCACAAGATTGATGCAGCACCTCTATTAGAGAATCCTAGTGCTATACACAACACAGCACAAAAGAAAGCAGAACGTGCCGCTATGATGAAAGGTGAACAACCTAGTGGATGCAACTATTGCTGGAAGATTGAAGCAATGGGCAAAGACTATGTTAGTGATAGAAAACAACGCAACCAAACTATCTTTTTCAAAGAACGCTTGAAAGCTGTCAAAGAAGGTGGTGCAGAGTTTGATGTTAATCCAGAATACCTAGAAGTTTCTTTTGGCAACGAGTGCAACTTCCGTTGCGGATATTGTCATCCAAAAGCCAGCAGTAGATATCATCAAGAGATCAAGCAACACGGTCCTTATACAAACGTAAAGAATCATA